TAGTGACCGTTTGCTTGACGTGCTCCTCGGTGGCCCGTGTCTTTTGCTGCTCCGCCCGCTCAATCCGCTGGAGAGCCTGCTCATGTGCTTCGGCCTCTTTGACCTGTGCCTCCGCCGCCCGCTTTTGGTCCTGCTCCTCGAGCTGGAGTTTCTGTAGCTCTGCGCGTTGGATGCGCGATGTGGCCTGCTCATGAGCCTCGACCTCTTGCAGCTCCTTCTCCGCGACCTGTTTGGCGGCTTTCGTGTGCGCTTCCGCTACGCGCTGCTTCGCTGCGGCCACCGCGTTGGCTTCTTGTTCCGAGGCATCGATAATCCGGCGTTTGGCTGCCTCGACCGTCGTTGCGCTTTGGTTGACGACCTCTTGCAAGTGGTTTTTCGCAGCCTGGAGTTGGTTCTGGGCCTGCGTCAGTTGCGCTTGCAACTTCGCATTCGGCTGGCTCAACTGCTGGAGATATGCTTGCGCTGCTTGAATCTGCGTTTGCAAGGACTGCGAAATGGGATCCGCAAAGCCTTGTGCGGCCTTCGCAATCGTCGGTTGCGCGGTCTGTAGCGCGAATGCGATGTCCCCGGCGAGAGGGGTGACGGACTGCACCGCTGCCAACGCTGCGCCCTGGAACGCCGACGCGATGGTATCTGCCGTGTCGCTGGCCGCTTGACCAACCGTCGTCTGGCCATCCTGCAACCCCTCGGCCAACATGCGAATGAGGTTCGGCATCCACTGGTCAGAGTCCTGACCTGGCCCGGCCTCGGTCGGACTGTGCCAACCCAGGAAGCGCTTGATGGCGCGCGCGACAGACTCCGCAGCGTTCTCCACCCAGCTGATCGCACTGCGAATGCCGTTGCCGAGCATCGTCACGAGGTTCCGGCCCCAACCAAACGCATCCGAGACCATCGCACTGACCGTGGAGCGAATGCCGGATACCACCAAGCGGATGGCCGACGAAATGGCGTTCCACGCAGACGAAGTCGCGGATCGAATGGCTTCCCACGCGGCGGTGATGTCGGACCGAACCGTCGAGACCGCGGACGTGACGGTCGAACGAATCGCGTTCCAGACGGATGTCAGCGCATTGTGAATCGCGGCCCATGCCGACGTAGTGGTGCTCCGCACCGTTTCCCAGGCTGTGCGGATGGCCGACGTGATGTTCTGCCACACAGACCGCACAGTCGACACGAGTCCGTTCCAGATGCCCGAGAGCGTCGAGCGAATGGCGTTCCACACGGACAACGTCGTATCCCGCACCGCGTTCCAAGCGGTCGAGATCCCGCTCCTGATGCCATCCCACACTGTGCGGTCAATGCTCAGAAGTCCGTTCCACACCCCTGACAGCGTAGACCGGATCGCATTCCACACCGATGACGTGGCCGTGCTGATTGCAGTCCATGCGGTCGTGATCGCTTGATGGACGGCGGTCACGGCTGTCGAGATGGCGGTCTTGATGGCATTCCAAGCCGTGGACGCAACCGACTTCAGCTCGTTCCATACGTCGACAAGGAACTGCCGCACCTGCGTCCAGTGTGTGATGATCTCGTATGTTCCCACGGCCACCGCCGCCACGATCGCGGTGATGATGGCGGTAATCGGGTTCGTCATGAAGGCCAGCGCAACGCCCCGCAAGGCGGTGATCATCACGGTCGCGAATCAGCTCACCAGGCCGCTCAGCACCTCGAAGCCGGATCCGATCAGCTTCAGCACACCGCTCAGGGACTCGATGCCCGACACGATAGGACTTATCGCGCCCCCGAACAGCTTGAACATGCCTATGCCCGACACGAGGTACCCAAGCATCGTCCCCAGCGCAGGGTTCGCTTTCAGCAATCCCGATACCATCTGCCCCAACGACACAGCCGCTTCAAGCAACTGGTGCCCCACAGGCGCCCACGCGCTCAAGAGCTGCGTCGCAATCGTTGCAAGCTGCCCGATGAGTTGGACGACCAAAGGGCCATTTGCTCGCACGTAGGCCACAAACTGCTGGAAACCCTGGCTCGACTGCAAGGTGGTTGCCCATGCGGCGAACCGCTGTGTGAGCGTCAGGAGCCCCTGCGCCATGCCGGTCGAGAGCGGTTGGAACGCCATGAGGAGCCCGGTGAAGCCTTTGATCAGGTTCCCGATGGCCTGACCGAAGTCCAGCAACATGGGCTTTGCGGTCGAGCCAAGAAAGCCGAAGAACTGTTGCCAATACGGCGAACCGAGCGCCCGCCCAGCCTCTCCCTCAAGCTCCGTGAACGCTTCCGTTGCGTTCTGAATCACCGGACGCATATCGATGAGCAGCTGCCGCAACATCTGGAGACCATTCACGAACGCATTGATCACAGGCGTCTCGAAGGACTGACGGAACTGCCGAAAGAATTGCTGGAAGTCCATGAGCGATCGCGCCGCGCGCTGCTCCTCAGCATCCATGCTCGCCCAGGCTTCCTTTTCTTTCTGCAGAGCCTCTTGCCGCTGTTTGTTCGTGACCGCGTTGTTGTACGCCTCCTGCGCCTTCTGCACCGCCTCCGTGCCCTGGAACACGTCCTTCAGCGTAGGCACAGCCACGACCGCGAAACCGCCGACGCCAGCTGTCGCTGATGCGAAGGCAGATGCGAGTCCCATCACACCTGCCGTGGCAGTCGCCACGAGTGGAGAGAGCATTGGCAGAGCGGACAGCAAGGCCCCGATCCCGAGACCGCCCCCTTCGCCGCCTTCGATGTTCAGCCGGACCCGCTTCTCTTCCGGCTTCGTATCCTCGGCGAGGCGAGCGCGGGCTTCTGCATCGTCCACCCGGACACGCACAGTGGTATCGCGGTCGCGCGCATCTTCTTCGATGCGCGCCCTTGCCCGCGCATCGTCGAGGTCGACACGGACCGTCTTCGATTCCGCGCGCGCGATCTCCGCGAGTTCCGCCTTGGCCTCCGCGTCTTGCACGTCGACATTGACCGTCTTGTCGCGAAGAGACATCGCGTCGAGCTCGCGGATCTTCGCCTCTTCCTTGTCGAGCTCGGAAGCGAACTGGCCCGCGTCGAGTATCAGGCGAATGATGAGGTTGTCCACCGTATCACCTCGCTCCTATGCCCCACGTGTGCTCTCCCACTGGCGACAGCACTGCGGCCTCAGATGCCGGCGCGTACCGGCGCATGCGATCCGCCCGCGCCTCCAACAGGCCGACAATGGACGCCCAGGGCGTCTCCTCAAGCATCATCCCGGGCGTCCATCCATACGTCTCAGCGCAAAACTCCATCAGCTCATTCAGCGGTATGCCGTCTGGAGCTGCACCTGCAGCCCCAGCTGGCGCAAGAAGTTTCCCAGGGTGTCGATACGGTTGAGTGTCACCACCGTCTTGACGGCTTCGACGATCTCTGGAAGCGAAGGGCCTTTCTCTTCGTCCTCAAACAGCCCCTTCGGCAAGGTCGGAATGAACGTGCGAAAGAACGCGTCCAAACTCGTGCCGAGCTGTCCGACGATGCCTTCGAACACCTGATCGGTGTCGGTTGCATCGACTCCCTGTAGCGATTCCGCGACGCCGCTCAATTCCCGCGCGAGTCGCATGAGTTTCGCGACGGGCACCGCCTTCGCCACATACTCCTTGCCGCCAAGCGTCACCGTTGCTGTGGTCTCCAAACTCACGAGGCAGCCACCTCACTCACCGTCGCCAGCTCCTGCCCAGCGGGTTGCGTGAAGTCAGGCAGGCACTCGAACGTGACTTCGACGAATGCTGGCTTGTCCTTCGCCATCGTGTAGTTGCTGCTGGCCATGGCCGTCGCCTTATGCACGGTGAACGTCCGCGTCTTCCCGTTTGGCCCCGGGCCGACGAATGTCAGCGTATGGTACTTGAACGTGGGTTGCGAGCCAATGGCAAGCGTCGTCGCGCCGCTTTGCGCGTCGGTGGTCGGCGCATTCGGCTGGTTCCACGCAATCTGCAGGTTCTGCAACGAAGCCTCTGCAATCTGCGTCTTCACGGTCATCGTGCGCTCGGTCAGCCCGCGCGCCACCACGCCGACATATTGGTCGACCTGGATGTCGGTGTACTTGTCCTGGATTTGGATTTCGACGCCGCCTGCTGTCGCACCGATATCCTGGTCATCGACCTTGAACGAGCTGCACGGACCGATAATGATGTTCGCCGAGTTCACGGCCATTGGTGATCGACTCCTTTCATGGGCAGTTAAAATGCCGCCTTGGGATCGGCGGCGTTCGGAGCAGGTTCAGCCTGTTGTTGGTCAGGCTCAGGATGGGCTTGGACTGGCTCCTGCGGAGGCACAGGCGCCTCGACCTCTTGAATGGCCCCCGCACGTAATGCCCCTGCTACGCGCTCAGGGTCGGCCTGAAACACGATACCGGCACCGAGAGCCACGGTATGTCCGGGCATGACCACGTAGGTCTTCACCCCGTCACCTCCCCCGCAATCACGCGCTCGACCGCGCGGACCGTGATCACGACAGCCAGATACGTCGTGCCGCCGTATTCGACCATGCCGTAGCGATAGCCCGTGACACCGCTGTTTTCGACCACGCCGCCGAGCTTCGGGTCCTGGTCAATGGCCCTGCGTAACTTTTCGATCCACGGCTTGGCCGCGGCATCGGAAGACAGGGCATCCGCTCGGCTGAACAGCACCCGGACTTCGATGTTGTGATCGATGGTATACGTCACGTCGCGGTCCCACGGGATGTTCCCGCCTGCAGGCCAGTGCAGGATGGCAGGCAGTTTCCCCACCGACTCCGGCAAATGCTCATAGACCTGCGCCTGCGGCATCGTGCGGCGTTCGATCGCGACGAGCGCGTGGATGATACGTTCAACGGGCATATCGGGCGAGCGCCTCCCTCACATAGCGGATGATGAGCTCTTTGGCCTCCTCGTTTTTCGCTTCGTAGGCTCGACGCATGAAATGGATGCCCTTCGTGCCGCGCTTCTTGACCGCCAACCATCCGGCGCGGGCGAGATCCATGTGCCGCTTGGATCCGCGTCTGACAGGCACGTCGAATTCTCTGTTGCCCTTGCTCACGGCCCAGTCAACGAACGGCTTGAATGGTGCCACGTGTGGCCGCGTGTCGTACTCCACAAACGGCGCATACGGAGCCTTTTGAGCGTCCGCAAAGACAGTCCCGATGATTTGGTTATCGGCCCTTAGAGGCGGATTGGTTACTGAGATGGACCGCGCAAGGGTGCCGGTTGCCACCCGTCTTTCGGCATGTATGATGAACACTGCCTCCCGTTGAAAAACATGACAACCTGCAGCAATCCCGCGCGCTCCCGCATCCATCGCAACGTCCTTCACTTTCGTCAAATCCGGCAACTGAGCCACTCTCACCCGTGCCATGCCTTACACTCCCACGCGCCGCCGCGGCTGGAGCATGGCCAGCACGTCTTTCGGCGCAGCTTGCGTGTATTGCAGCAGGCCAAAGTCCGTGTTCCCGATCACGTCCGAGTACCCGCTGTCCTTCTCCTTCCACAGGCGAGCCGCCAAGATGGCCGTGGCCCGCTTGATGTCCGCAGGCATCTCGTCGGCCGTGTAGCCACCCGAATAGGTGATCGTCATTCGGACCGGTCGGAGCGCCAGTAGCTCGCTCAGGTCTCCCAGGTGCACTGCCACAACGTACGCCTCGTCGTCCCACCAGACCTGACTGGCGGGAATATCCCACACCGGCTCAAGAGGACTCGCTTGCACCGTCACCGCGTGCACCTGCTGCACCGGCGTGTGGTCCAGACTCACCATGGTGGTACCATCGCGGCCGACCTTCGCCCCGCGCGTAACGGTCACGCGATCGGCGAACGCCCACCCGCCTGCGGGCGTGTACGTCAACTGGTCCACGAGTCGGCTGGCCGCTTCGAGGACCGATGGGAAAGGTGTTGCATCCAGCAACCAAGTGCCTGCTGGGTGTGTTTGCATGAGCGGACCCGCCAGTGTGACGGACGTGCCATCGCTCGACACGGCGCTCACCGTTGCGGTCTCACCCACTTGCCCGCGATAGCCGACCAGCAGGCATGCCCCCGCGGCTAACGAGACGGGCCTATCGGTGGTCAGTTGGACGTCTCCCGCGTTCACCGGTGTCGCGAGTTGCGCGAGCTCAGACAAATCGATGGCAGACGCGAGGTCTACAATCGTCGCATATGCCGCGCCCATGGCTCAGCCCTTCCTCACAGACCTGCGCCTGCCGCTCGATGCAGTTCGCGGCTCCGTCGCCTGCTGCTCACCGACGTCCGCTGCCGCGGTTTCGACGACTTCCTCGAAGTGAGGAAAGGCGATCAGCACGCGGCCGATCGCCTCTGGAACGTCAAACACGCCCCCCGCCCCCTCGAACTTCTCTTCACCTGCCACCAAGACGTGTGCGTGGTGCAACGACCGTATCAACATGCGGCATCACCTCACAGGATGTTCGGCTCGCCGCTCGCCACGTTGCAGAGGACCGCCATGCTACCCGGGAAGTAGTTCTTGAACGTCTCGATCGCGCGCACTTCGAGGTCGTACCGCGGACCGCCGAGCGGGCCATCCTGGCGAGCCATCGCGTACTCGATCTGCTGGTACTCCTGTTGCGTCTCCACCTCGAGGACGTTTGCCACCTGGTTGTTCGGGTATGGCAGCGCCTCGGTGATGATGACGATGGTGCCCGGCGGAAGGTGCGGCATGACCTCGATCTCGATGGGCTGGTTCGGCATGATCGGGTTCGTGTACTCGACGACCGCGTAACCAGCCCGCAGATTGCGCCGCGCCGTTGGGTCATTCGCATCCACGATGGCGTAGGTGCCGCCGCCACCATTCCCCGACTTCACGATGCCCGCGGTGATGTCATTCATCTGTTCACCCGAGACCAGGATCCGCGTCGGCGACAGCTGCACCTTGTCCCAGATGCGGACCAGCATCTCGTCAATCTCGACGATGCGGCCGGCAGACGCCGTGAGCTTCTGGCCGTCGAGCGACTTGAAAAGCGCTCCGAGCGGCGTTGCTCCAGGCGTGCCCGGCGAGACGAGTGTGCCGTTCAAGTACCATCCAGACAGCGTCGCCAACAGCCCGTTGAACGTGTTCGGGTCGGCCGAAGCGTCCACCCAAGCATTCCCCCACGGCGTCGGAGGTGCCAAGTCAGGCAGTTGCGGAGGCTGGTTGTCCGCCGTCGGGATGCTCGTGATGAGCACGCTGTTGACCACCGTTGTCGTGTAGTACCAGTAGGTCGTACCGTCCGTCGAAACGTACCAGTCATACGCCACGACACCGGCCAGTTTGGGGTTGAAATTGCCGAACCCATCGGTTGCAGGCACGATAGCCGACACCGAACCGGTGTTGTTGTCGGAAGCCACCTGCACCTGCGCGTTCTCGGACGGCAGCGAACCACCGCCGAAGTAATAGCACTCGTGGTTTCGCGCACGCACCCGGACGTGCACAGTCGTGCCGCCCGGGATCGAACCTCCCGCGCTGTTCGCGGTCAGCACCGGAACGGGCGGTTGCGGGGTGCTGAAGTTCTGCGCGCCCAGGAGCATTCGGTCCTCCTCGATCATGAGCGCGTACAGGAGATTGATGCCCGCCGTCGCACGCAGATCCTCGAAGCCTTGCGCAAGCATCTGAGCATCCATGCTCACCGTGTCGCCGAGCGCGATCGGATAGTAGCCGCTCTGGAAGTCCAGCTCTTCCGTCGTTACACGCGGACCCGCCTGGCCAAACCCGACACTCGGGCGCTGGCGCGTGGCGTTGATGCGCGTGATGGCCTTCCAGTGTGCAGCCTGCGAACCTACGGCGGCTTTCTTGCGAAAAATGCGGTTGCGGAACGGCGACCAGACCGGAAACAGCTTTTTCGACGGGGCCTCAAGTTCGTAACCCGTCAGGCCCAGCCCCACTGTATACCCTTGCGACAGGGCCTTTTTGACGTCCGGCTTGATCATCGCGATCGTCTCAGCCGTGATATCCATGATGTTCGGCATCGGAATACCTCCCTTGACCATGAAAAAAGCGCCTCATCGGCGCTGCGCCTTTGGATGTCTTACTTCTGTGCCGCTGGGTGCAGCCTGCGCGCGGCCTCGCGGCTCAGAATGTCGCGTAAATACGGGCTCTGGACCTGATTCATGGCCTGCTCCAAGACCCTGCTGTCTGTAAGGTCCGGCGCATCGCCTTTGCGGACCAGGTAGTAGTCGTGTGCATTCGCTGCACCTCGCAACATCGGGCCTCCGGGCATCGGCTGATTCTCGAGCGCTTGGACCCGCTCCTCCAGCGATTTGATGACCTTCGCTGCTTCGAGCAACTCCCCGGCGCTCTTCGCCAGCGTCGTCAAGCCGGTTGCCTCCAATGCCTTGATGACAGCTTCCGCCGCAGGACTCTCACCCGCGGCGGACTTCACTGCGCGACCTTTCTGCGCGTCATCCTCCGCAGGCTTTTCGGGTTTGCGGGCCTTCGCGGTGTCATCCTCACCCGTCGGATCTTCGTCCGGACGGTCCTCGTCCTCGTCGCAGATCCCCATCGACTTGCACGTGTCGTGGAAGTGCTGGATGGACTTAAAGCCAGCGGCATTCGCGATGTGCGTCATGGCCTGATGGACTTTCTGCATGTTGGCCTTGCTCATCACGCGGCCCGCTTTAGTCACGCTGTTTGCCACCGTGGTCTCCCCTCCCTTGTCTTCTGCCTCAGCCTGCTCCACCAACAGAGCCCCCGCCAGTTCTTTCAGCGCAAACGCCAAGGCGTCGAGCACAGCCTCAAGCGCCTGGACTTGATCCCAGTCGTCCGGGTCCGCCGTGACAGCCTCAGCCTTCTCTCGATCGCGGATCGCTTCCACCACACTCTGCGCCTGCATTACGGCGTCGACCGCCCGCTGCATGAGGTCGACGTCAGCCTGTTCCCACGCGGCCGACCCTGGGGTGGCAGCGTCATCGGGATCGCCCGCCGCTTTCTTCGCCTCTCCCTTGTCACCCTGGTTGTTGGGCGTGACGATCTTGCCATCTTCGTATTTGTAGCCTTCGCCCAGGAGCTTGTTGGCGGCATTGGCAATGCGCTTACCGATAATCGCCCACTCCTCCGTCGTGTAACCCCCGGCCTCACGCTGACCGTCTTGGTTGAAATAGGCCACCGCAGCCCGGATGTGGCTCTCATCGATGGGATAGGCGTAGTTTACCGGGTCGGCGTACTGCTCGGGATCCGTCGGCTTGCCCTTGGGCGGTGTCAAATGCCCCTTACCGTCCTTGAACTCGATCCCGTACTTCTTGGCGCGTTCTTCGGCCTGCTCGTGCAATTTGTCCCGATCCGCCTTCCAAACACCGTCTTCTTGCGCTTTCGCCAACAGCTCGTCCAAGCTCGGCCCCTCCTTTCCGTCGAGAGCCTTCACCACGAGGAATCGCATGCCCGTGGCGGGCTCCGTCACCGCATCCACGCGGTCAATGTCCATGTCGAACATTTCCTGCACTTCATCCCCCGACTTCCGCATCCGTCATCACCCCCTTTCCGGTTGTACCTCAGCCGGTTTACGGAACGCGTCGCCCTGGATGCTGTAGCCCGTGAGTACACCACGCTTGATGAGTTGCCATGCAGCATCGTCCCACACGACCCCAAGCAACCAGTCGCCAGCCTTGACCACCTGGCCGTTCACTTCCCAGTCCGGCCCCCGATAGATGTACGACTCGACCGGGATACCGTGGCCCTCGGTGCCGTCCTGGTGCTGGATGCCAATTTTCCGGTGCTTCGCGAGCCACGTCCATGCGGTTTTCTCCAACTCCTCCGGCGTGGTGAACTCTCCATGAGCGTCAACCTTGTTCGCCGGATACGCGATCCCAAGCGTGTAGTGCTGTTCCTCAGCTGCCTTCATCACACCGTAGCGCGCCATATCCAACACGCATCACCTCGCCTTCGGGCATAAAAAAGGCGCCAACCGTTCGGCTGACGCTCTCGATGATTTTGCTTCCGTCATGGGTTCGAACGCGCCCGCTCCAACAACCGCCAATGATTCTTCACGGCCCGCTCGCCGTCTGCATCCGCCTCGAACCGGATACCGCGATCGCCTGGATACGCGTCTCTGTGGTCGACCTTCCATCGCAAAATTTCTTCCGGTATGCCATCCGGGTACGCGGCACACCGCCATTCGCGCGGGATACCGTCTTGCCTCACATGGCGGCAGAAGTAACACTGTGGCGGCGCTTTGATCACGCCATGTCCCACCTTTCGGCATCCTCTCGGATCCGCTGCTTCTGGTCATCCGGCGCCACGCGCATCGCACGCCATTGACCCTGCATGTACAGTCTACCAGGCGTCACGTGCTCCAGCAGCCACGCGACGGCCGCAACCGCGGGATGATCGTCCATGGATTTGCCTTGCTGGACAAGCATCTCGTACTGCGCGAAAGCCTCTGCGAAGGCTTCGCTGGCATCCGTTGCGGCGTACTGACTGATGGGACGCGCCAGCATCATCTCAGTCAATCTTCGCTCCGTCTCGGAGACCAGACCGTACCCAGCGGCCGTCACGAACGGCTCGAAGGCGTAGCCCTGTCGGCCGATGTTCTGCAGCCACCACTGCACCTGGTGCCCGAACTCGTGTGTTAGCACGTAAGCAGGATTGCTTGCCGCCTCGGGCGCGAGCCACCCCTTCTGGGCGAGCCCCTTAAGGTCATTCCGCAAGAGCTTGGGATCGCCCAGAAACTTTGGATTCAGCCAGATCTGGCCGATGGGCCCCGCGAACGCGTAAGCTTCCTCCTTCGCATCCTCAGGTATCTCGTACTGAATCTGTTCCCCGAGATGGTCCGTGTACTGCCCGATGTACGTCACCGTCTTCGCCACGTACGGATAGCGCGTGAACAGCCGGTCGATCTCCTTGACCAGCGGCGCGAGCAGTTCTGGATGGACGTCTCGGAGGTCCGTCACCAGGTCCGGATACTTGTTCTTGAGCCACGCCTCGGCCTCTGCAGGCATCATGAATTTGTCTGGCGGCTCCATCGACTCTTTCCGGTAGCGCACGTTGTCATCAATAACAGGAAGAAAATGCCTTGAGCAGTGCGGATGCCCAAGCGGATTCGCCTCCGCCTCGGCTAGCGTCCATTTTGCGTGGTTGACCGGGCGGCAGATTTCGTCCTGCGTGCCGTCAATCACTTCGACCATGGAGAAACCGGCCTCGCGCAAGCTCGAGATTTGCCCTCGATTGTACGCGAACGCCGCCTCGGTGCGAGCAATGCGGCGCGCCCGCCAGTCGGACATGTACGGGAAGCCGATGCGCCCCGCGTCATCGACCAGCAGGTCTGCAACCTCCTGCCACGTCTTGCCCTCTTGCAGTCGCTGCTGAATCCACGCATTCAGCTTCAGACGCGTGGTGGAGTCCACACGCATCTTTGGGTCTTTCGCAGGGACCAGCGTGCCGTCCGGGTTGACGTGCATCCCCACGAGCTCCCCCGCGCGCTGCCGAGCAAAGTATCGGGCTTTCGGACTCACCGCATCCCACGTCAGACTGATTTCGGCCTGCCGCAGCCCGTCCCACGTTTGCGCCGCGCCGCGCCGAAACGCATCCTCGAGAATCTGCTGCGTCTGCGGCATCAAGACCTCGTACCATGGCGTCCAGTCGTACTCGTCCATGGCCTGCTGCACGGCCTGTTGAATCGTCTTGTCGTCTGGGATCGACGGCTGCTTCCCGAGAATGCCCTTGATCTTCTGGGCCTCCTGCACGAAGAAGTCGTGAATGGCGTGGTACAGGAAGTCGCTTGTGACTTGCAGCGCCGCCTTGCGGTCGTCCGGGTTGACCCAGACGTAGCGGCTTCCGATTCTCGCGCGTGGGTCTTCCTTTCGCCGCAGAATGCGCTCGTCGAACGGGTCGAGCGGCTCATCTGGCCAGTGAAGCGACGGCGGCCCGAGTGGAGCCTGCGAGACAGCCTCAACTGCGCCAGCCTCCTGAGGCAGCGTTCCCGCCTCGGCTGGCGGTGTCGTACCGGACTCAGCTGCATCACTCGAGGCGTCAGACGCATCGCTCTTCTCGCCGCCCTGAGCCTTTGCTACGCGGCCCGGGCGGCTCACCAGAAAAAAGGACCCGCGAACGCCTGATCCACAGCGCCCACCGTCTTGGCGTCCTTCAGTCGCTCCCAGATCTCGTCGTGCAGTTCATCGGGCAGGATATCGGACTCGAATTGTCGGGGCGCCTTGCCCTGCTTCACCCGCCGCCGACTGTTCTGCTTCCATCGCTTGAGCTCAGCCAGGATGGCCGCATCATCAGGCACCGCGAACTTCTGGACGTCCTCCCCCGCTGCGGACTCTGGCTCCTTGGTGTCATTCCCGATCGGCGTCTCCGCGGTCTCCGTCGGCGCATCATGCGACTGCACCTGCTGGTTTGCTTGGTCGATCGCTTGCTGCGCCTCGTCCACAGCCGCTTGCGCAAACGGCGGCAGGTCGCCTCCCTGTTGCCCCGGTTCCTGGATGGACACATTCGCGTTCGGTACGAGGACGGTGCCTCGCATCTGGTACATGCCCGCATATTCCGCGGGAATCCAAGCCTGCGGGATGTACTTCCCGATTTGGTCCAGCGGTACCGGTCCCCAGTTGGTGACGACCATGCGCGGAATCGGGTTGTCAGGATCGGGCTCGAGCCCGAGCACGTTCTTGCGCACCTCATCGACCGACTCCGCACCCATCTCGACGAAAATCTTGTGGGCCTGCGCCTCGAGCAGCTTGTCCTCCTTCTCGGCCAGGTTGAACTGAAACTTGAGCGGATAGCCAAAGTGCTCCTGGATAATCCGCGTGTAGATGCCCTCGAGGTATTTCACCAGCGGCTCCAGCGAGGCGCGGTACATGATGTCTTCCTGCGTCTCGCCCACGGAGCGGTTGCTGTCGCCCGTGAATCCGATCTCGTCTGGCGTCACCTTGAAGGCCGCGCACGTCTTGCGCAACAGAAACTCCGGGAACGTCGGGTCGAAGTTCGCCGTCTTTGCTGGAACCGGGTCCGCGCCGGCCGGAATCCACTTCACCTTGTGCTTCCACGCCTGGTCTCCCGTCATGAAGTTGTCCCAGAGCTCCTGCCACTTGCGCAGTTGCTCGGGGCTCGACAAATCCGGCGGCGCCTTCATGAAGGTGTCGGGCACTGTCCCCTCCGTGAAGTACATCAGGAAGTGCCACTGCCACCGGATGTCCGTGTTGATCGTCAGCATCAACCACTCGATAGGCGGGAAACCATATGGCGTATGCGACCGCGCGCGGAAGGGATGATAGATGAGCTCGTCGCGCGACAGCCACACTGCTGGCACACCCTGCACGAACTGCACGTAAGCAGGCGCGGGCGGCGACGGGATACGTCCGTGAAAGTCAATCAGCGGTGCTATCGTCGTGCCGTCCACAATCTCGAGCGCCCCGAGCTTCCCCGCGCGCGTTTTGCGGATGTAGATTGCGCCCGCGTCGAACGACAGCACGTCGTCCAGGAACATCTGCTGCCACGAATCGAACGGGGTGACGCCGTCCGGCTTGCTGAAGAACTTGCGGACTTCGCGGATCTGGTCCGACACATCCTCATCGCCGCCCACAGAGTCATCCGGCACAATGGACCAGTCGAGACCGCGGATCTCGTCCTCCCGGCGCTCGATGCACAGACGTGCCACATCGTACGTCTCGATGATGTCTCGCATTGTCTCGAAACTCATCTTTGTCTCGACCGACCGCGGCCGCGTGGCGATGTTGTACCCCGTGGTGTAGTCCCATTGGCGCGGCTCTTCGCCCCACGGGAAGAGCTGATTCAGCGGCCGACCGGGTGCAAACGCACCACCCGTGTCCATGCCCTGCTCACGCATGGCCTGCTCTACGTTCGGGGGCACCTGCGCCCCCCCAAGCGTGGTCGAACTGCCACCTACACTTCGCACGTCGTTCGGAGCAAGGCTTTGCGCAGCTTTAATGAGCACCTGGCTCACGCGCTCTCGAATCCCCATGCCGTCACCTCCTCTCGTCTTGACGTTGGGCCAGAACGGATTCCAAATATGCCATCCATACGCTGCCATGCCCTCGAATAGGCGCGGCAAATGCCAACACCACGGCGTCCGCCTTGTCCGGCGAGTAGCCCAAGCGCCTTTTCATGTCTTCCTTGCTCTCCACAGCAATCTGTCCTCGACTGGTGATCTTGTACTTGATTCCGGCGAGTTCCGCCAGCAACTCATCGTCAGGCGGCAACGCAATCGGGTCTGGCGCGTCGGGCTTCAAGCGCTCGCGCAACCCCCACCAGAGCTCCGAACGACGATTCGCGAAGTGTTCAGGATCAACAGCTGCCTCCGCGACGTTGACGCCTGTCACGTCGGCATCCAGCTCGTGCAACCTGTCCACCACGCCTGCACCTATACCGATGACATCCACATGAATTGATGCACCGCCCATTTCGCGCGCTTTGACCAGAGCAGCTCCCGCCGTCTCCATGGTGTCCTGGTGCCTGTAGACGATGAGTTGCAACACCTTCGACCCCTTTCGCGGCGCAAGTACTGTCCGGTCATCGCCGAAGCGCGCCACGTCAACGCCTAGCACCACAGGCTCGCCCTCAGGTGTCTCACTCCATCGCTCCATTGCGGCCTCAATCCAAGCGAGCGGGATCAGCGTGTCCGCGCCCTGCTCTGGAAATTGGCCAAGCACACGCGACTGGTAGGCGGGACTATGCGGGCCCCACTGCACATACTTGTCGGCCACCCAGCCAGGCGTGATAAGCCGAGGGTTCGGGAGCGGCCGCTCTCCGATCTTCTCTGCCCACGCTCCGCTCGCGACGTCCTCCTGGGTGATCCCGAACTCTGTGAAGTTCGGCGTGTCGAAAGCCGATACGGAAATCGTTCGCCATCCAGGCTTCCGAAAGGCGTCGTAGAACGTGCCTGAGACACTGGTCGGGTTGCCCAACAGTAACAGGCGGCTGTGCGCGCTCGTCAAAACGCCGTCAACCGCCTCGAAAATGGCTTCTGGAACACCCGCTGCCTCATCCACGACCACCAGAATGTGCTCGGCGTGAAAGCCCTGGAATCGGTCGGGATGTCGCGTGCTTACCCCAATGGCAAACCAATCGTCTGCCACGTACAGTTCCGGCGCCTTCCGCATCAGCTTGCCGCCCAGCGGGACCTTCGCTGCATGATACGCCGTTCGAATCTCCCGCCAAATCAGTTTCTCGACCTGACGCCACGTTGGTGCTGTCGAGAGTACGACCGCGCGCGGATGACAAAAGAGAAACCACAGGATGGTAGCAGCTGCGGTAAAGCTCTTCCCTATGCCGTGACAGGACCGCACGGCCGTCTTCGGATAATCCCGAACGGAGCGCAGAATGTCCTCCTGACGCGTCCACGGCTGCACGCCCAGCACATGTCGTGCCCACCACACGGGGTCTTGCCGCGCGCGCTCAATCAAGCGCCTGGCTTGGGCGCGATCTTGCAACATCATCCGTCGTCGGCCTCAGCCAGCCCAAGGAGTTCTGCCCATGTGGTGGCTGCGCGGCTCAGCGGGTCTTCTCCGAGCAACTCAGTTTTCAACTTGATGGCCTGCCGAACCTCTGAGATGGAGCCGGTAAACAGATCGACCATCTGCTTGGCAGGCACGCCTTTTCGCATCACCGGCTTGAACTCGCCATCCAAAAGCGGCTTCCCGTTCTTGAGCAAAACCGGGAACTCTTTTGTGACAGCCTCCTCGATGTGGTCAGCTGCCAGGAGGTGCATTCTGTAGCCGCGTTCGATCATCGCATCCAGGATCTCAAGCTCGCTCAGCCGCCTTTGAACCGCCTCTTCCATGACAGCCCGCGATTGTTCGACATATCGCCGGGCGACTTCTTCGCGTACGGGAAAGTGCTCCATGAAATGGCGATGGACAGCGGCCTTGCTTACGGACTGCCCTCTCTGTTTAAGCCACACCGCGATTTCGGCCAGAGACGCCCCGTCTTCCTTCATGCGCTCGACCTCTGCGCGATGTTCGGAGTTGCATATCTTGCATCGAGCGGAGTAGCCGACCTCCATGGCGTCTCGCCTCCGTTTCGCTTCGCTTCGATTCGTCTCGCTCCTACCGAGACGAGTCACACACCGCCACCGTTGGGCGCCCGAGTCCAAAGCACGCATCACTCGGCCCTCGCCACACGCCCGTGGATGCGTTCGGACGCCCAACGCCAGCGGCGTCAAACCGCTGACGTCCAGTGCCCATGAGAAGGGGGCTGTCGGAGTTCGTGGCCAACTCCGGCAATATCAACGTAGCACGCGTAACGCCTGCCGTGGTCCAACACAGTCCAGGGTTCGTCTAGTTTCAGTCCAGCCGAAATCGGCATGCGCATGTGTTGACACGTGTATTTTATACGTGTTATTGTGTCGTTGAGAACGATGAGACTCAAGGGCTGGTCCTCGCGGGAACTCATCCAACTGCTTGAGCAAGAGGGTTGGAAATGTGTCGAAGTCGTCGGAAGTCATCATCAGTTCAAGCATCCGACTAAACCGGGCAAAGTCACGGTTCCTCACCCAAAGAAAGACCTAAAGCCGGGGCTCGTAAGGTCCGTCTTAAAACAAGCGGGACTCCTCTGAAGGGGCTCCCGCGAAGGGAGGTCCATGTATGGCGAGCTACGTGTACCCTGCGATTTTCGAGCCCTATGAGGATGGCTCGTATGTCGTCTCATTCCCGGACCTTCCGGGATGTGTGACCCAAGGCGATGACTTAGAAGACGCTCTGCGCATGGCGCAAGAAGCAATGGCCTTGCACCTTTACGGCATGGAACGTGATGGCGACGTGATTCCAGCGCCCACAGATGCGTCCAAGGTTGTCATCCCCGCAGATGCGAACCCAGGTGCGTTCGTGACACTCATTCACGCGCGTACGGAGCCCATTCGTGATGAAGTGATGAACCGGGCTGTCAAAAAGACGCTGACGCTCCCAAGATGGCTAAACGATGCAGCCGAAGAGGCAGGGCTGAACTTTTCCCAAGTCCTCCAACGCGCGCTGAAGGAGGAACTTGGTGTCGTCGAATTCAAACCTTGAGTATCGCTCGAGGCGACCCGCCTCACCCCAGGCTTAGGGCGCGGATCGCCTCATCGAGCATTTGGTACATGCGCGACTTCGAGATGTACAAGGTGTCGCAGATATCCTGACAACGCCGTCGGTCGCGATAGTACATGGTCAGGAGCGTTTGATAGCGCACGTCAAGCCCCGCCACCGCATCCTCGAGGTCCTCGAGCGCGCTGCACACAGCGTGGTACTCGGCGTAGAGCCGGTCCAGTCGCATCTCCGCATCTCGCAGGGCGTCGAGTGTGCGAATCGTGTGCTCGGCCTCTTTGTCGTGGATGCCGCCCGAACCCCGAGGCATGCCCAGGTGCTCGTATTGTTGCACGATGTGCCCGAGGATGCCGTCTGCGGATAAGGAGTCCCGCATCCGCTTGATCCGCTCCTCTTGCTGCTGGATGCGGATAGGGAGTTGACGCCGCCGATGTTCGAGTTGACTCCACTCACGCAACCTCGCCTCTATCGTTGCGACCGACTGCACCGCCAACACCGCCATCCCTCCTGACCTTGGATTTCCGCTACTCCCGCGCCCGACGCTTCCCGTACTTTTGCTCCAGATAGCTCTCGATCTCCGCCCGGGTCATGCGGTATGTAGTCACATGCAACGGTTCGGCCTGATATTGCTCGTTCGCCGTGTTTCGCACCGGTGTGCCCGACAAGCGATTGATCCAGCTGCTCGCGAGGACTTTTTTCACAGTTCGCCCACTCCCTGCAGGTAATCGAGCACCACGCCGCGGCCGGCGGTCACGCGCCGGCACTGCTCGCGGATGACTTCATACGGTACCGACTTGCGACCGCCGCTCTTACGCGCTGCCCACCATTCCCTCAGTTGCCGAAACGACACCACGTAGAATTCCTCGTGCGCAGCAAACTCCATCAGCACAAACGCAATCCCACCATGGCAATCCCACGACTCCAGGAATTCGAACTGGTGCGGTTCTAGGTTGTCGAGCGGGAACCGGGTCTTGGTCAGGGTGGACTTCGCGTCGAACGCGATCGCCCGACCGCCCGCGATACCCACGAAGTCCACCGTCGACTTGCGCTCCGGAAACGCGCTCACAATCCGCGGACCTCGCCGTATCACTTGCCACGGTGTCGGCACCTTTTGGACGACGGCGATGCCCTTGCTCAGGTATTGGGCGTTGGCCGCCATGACCAGCTCTTCAAGAGCTCGGCCGCGGTTCGCTTGCGAGACGTGCTTACGTCGACTGACTGGCTGCATGAGTCCCTCCACGTGCATCCGCTGTCCCTGACCATCTCTGCGCGAGCTCGTCCAACAGTCTGGCCGCATGCGCTTGCTCCTCTAGATAGCGCACGTATGCCCGTGTAGCCGTGCTCGGATCCGCTGCACGCCAAACCCTGCGAGCTGTTTCCACGCGCACCGATGCAGCCTCAAGACGCCGGAGAAGGTCCTCCACGCCCAGTCGCCTCCCTCGGTTTCGGCTCGAACGTGCCCTCCACCACCTTCACCTGAGAAGCACGCGGCGTGTAATACAGCACCCTTTCGCCTTCGACGACTTCCACGAGCACGCGCTCGATCTTGCTCACGCGCGAACCCTTGAGTCGGGATTCGGGCACTGCCGCGGGAATGTTGCGCCACACGTCCACGCCAGGCGGCACGAATTGCAATACGCGTCCGCGTTTGACGCTCCACGTTCCGCGCGCCTGACTCTCCCACTCCACGAAATCGCCGATTTGCACGCTCATTCCGATATCCCTCCGTTCACGCAATCCAAGCGAATGATGCGACGTTGCCGATCGAGTCCTAGACGAATGCGTTCGTCTCCGCGTCCCGCGACGAGCATGTTCTCGAGCTGTCGCTTGAGCGAGTCGAACACCACGATCGCCGTCCGAACCGTGAAGTCGACGGGCAATTGCACCCACGCGTCCGCGTCACACGGCTTGACGGTTTGCAACGCGTCTTTCATTGCGCCAGCCCCCGCCTGCGCCAACTGGCGCCCTCGAGCCGCACGCCGTCGCACATCTCGAGAATCCTGTCGACGAGCGCCTCCCCGACGTTGGGATACCGGGCCCGCACCTCTCGGAGCGGCATGTTCGTCGTGACGATGAGCGAACGCTGCTCCTCGTACCGCGCATTCACGACCTCGAACACGACTTGCTCCACCCATTCGGTGACCTTCTCCTTGCCGAGGTCATCGAGCACGAGGAGATCGCATCGCTTCAGTCGCCGAAGTACCGCGGCCTCCGTCTCCCGCGCGGATTCATCGAACGTGCTGCGGAGCTCCGCCAGCAAGCTTCCGATGGTGCCGAAGACGACAGTGTGTTCTTGGGCGAGCAACTCAAGCGCGATAGCGGCTGCCAGGTGCGTCTTTCCTGTGCCCACCGGCCCGACGAACAGCAGCCCCTCGCCCTCCCGCGGGTCAAAGGCTTCGGCGAACCGGAGCGCTCGCTCGTACGCCTCGCGATTTTGGTCGTTGACCTCAAAGTCGCGGAACGTGCGCCGACGCCATCGCGCAGGCAAGCCACTGGCCTGGAACAGGGCCTCGATTCGCTTGCGGCGACGTTCGTGCTCCTCCTGCTCACGCTGCAACTGACGCCGCAAACGCCTCTCCTCCTGCCGCAACTGCCACTCCGAGCAATCACACACCCAAGGGCCAAAAGGCACGTCCTGATCCCCCAAACGGACCGTGGTCATCCTGCGCATCCGCGCCCCGCAATAGGGGCATATGTCAGCTCCCGAAGTACGCGCGTTCAAGTTCATCCCAGTAAGCATCCTCGCCAACGCTTCCCCCAGATGCTCCATGCTCCGCACCTCGCTTTCGTCGCTTTCGCGTTTCCGTCACTTGCGCGTCTTGTCTCACCGATGGGTGCCCGCGTGCGGACCGCCCCTCTGTGCGCCAGTTCGCCAGGATACTGCGGACGTACGAGAGCTTGCGCACGTTTTGGAGCGCAGCTTGACGAATGGCGTCCCGGATCCAGTCAGCTGGATACTCGTCCACGAGCGTGACGAGCTCTTGCTGCACCATCGCCGAGAGCACGCCGATCTCTTGCTCGTAAGTCCGAGCCACCTCACCTAGCTTGGCGTCCAACTCCGGAGGCGACTCCATGGGCCTGGCATCTGGCCTCTCGTCCTCTTGCGGTTCAACCGTCACTGCGACCTCTTCGCGCGCGTGCGCGTGATGACAACGACGACGATGATCTTGATCTCTTGAAGGAGAAGGTGAAGGTGAAGGTAAGGGGAACTGCGGGGCCCCGTTGGGGTTTTCAGAACCCCCGCTGGTCCCCACGGACCCCCGTGGGGCCCCGTGGGGATTCTCGATTTCCCCATGGGGGTCATGCGATTCCCCACGATTCCCCGACGGCGGCGCAGGCAAGTCGGAGTCCATCTTGTCCTTGCCGGGACGCCGTGAACGATTCATGTGTGTCTGGTACTTGTACCACTTGTCCTCCGGGATGGCCATGTATGGCTTCCCGTCGACTTCGTAGAGCACAAGCAGTCCGACCTTCTCATAGAGGCGCAGCGTACGCTCGATGACCTCGACCGTGACCATATCGTTCATGGGGAAGACCTTGGCCTTGAGACGGCGCGGATGAGCCTCGGCTCTTCCCCAGTCGTCGAAGGTCGTGAGGAACCATGGCCAAATCAAGGCGGCCAACGAGTCTTGCTCCGCCACCTCTGCGAGTTGTTCATCAATGCTCATATCGCTGGTGATAAAGACCTTCCGCGCCATCTTCGTGCCCTCTCAGTCGTACAGGTCGAACTGATAAACCCATCCGTCGCGTTCCAGACCGGACAAATAGATATTGCCTTTCTCATCCGTCACAAGGATTTCTGACTCAAACAGCGCATTGGTTAGCCGCGCGTGTCCCCCGTCCCAATTCGTGGCCTCTGTGATGCGATCGAAGTATCGAGTGATGTTGTCACCCTTGCAGTACGTAGCCGCCCACCAAGCAAGCATCAAAACCCTGCCTAAAACGCTGTACTGAGGTTCACCCAGTAGGCGTGATAGCTTTACGATTTTTGGATGATAAGCGACTTTGGATGAAACCTTTAGCATGCTCACCCCTTGCACACCTCCTCATCATCCCGTCCATCACTCAATGACCGACGCCTCGGCACCGTCCAATTCAAGACCCATTGCCTGCGGGTTCACCTTCTCGTCTTTTGGTGGCTCCACGTCACGGATCTCACCTTCCGCTTCGACGTCATGCCATTCCACATCAATCGGGTCATCGCCGTCCATGGCCATCGGTGCCTTCTCGTCGGTCGTGACCGCCTTCTGCATCTCGATGCTCAAGATTCCCCATTTCGCGAGCATGTTGCGGATGACCGTCTTGAGCGCCATAGCGTCGTAATCCTGTTGCCAGCCGAACCCGCTCTTGGCGAACCGCTTGCGATGCGCCTCCATCGCGGCGATGGGCCAGTACACGAATTTCTCGTACCCATTGATGAGCCGGAAGTAACCGGCGTACCCAACCACCTTGTCCGACTTACGGCCCTCTGGATCGAACACGAAGTCCTCCGTGAGAGGATTCCACGACACGAGCTCCCCCTCATGGATGGGCAGTGCGTTGATCTTTGCGTACTTGCCAGTGCGAAGCGCCAGTTGGATGTAGCCTCTATAACCCATTTGGAATTGCGCCAACATGCGGCCCGTCTTGCCGTCCTTGTAAGGCACAATCCACGCGTATCCCAGGTTGCGATCGATAGGCAGGTCCATCGTCGCCGCGACCATGCACGACGCAATGACACTCATCGGCTCGCACTTCTGCAGGTTTGGGTCGGCATTGACCAAGTTCACGATGGAGCTCATGAACTGCGGCGCGCGATCGCGCAGGATCTCCTGGAACCTCGCCTGGATGGAGGGCGCCTGCAACATCGACCGAATCGCATTCGAAACCGCGCTCCCGGGCTTCTTTTCAGGAGCCTGTCCTTGCACACGTTGCAACAACGCTTCGTTTCCGCCACTCACTTTCGCCACCGCTTACGCCTCCTTCGCTTGATTCGACTTGACGAGAAACCGCCGACTTTCAATGGTCCGCAAGTACCGCTCGTACACATCAGGCATCTCAGTTTGTAGCGCCTTCGTGTCCAAGCGCGTGCTCGTGTATGACTTCCACGACACGGTCCAGGTCCGCAAACGTCCCGTTTCGTTCTCTCCTAGCAACGCGCGCAGGTGATTTGCTGCTTCTTCCTTGCGTGCCTTGGCCTCGCGCTCTTCTTGTGCGGCCTGCTCGTACTGCTGAATCCATCGCTCTGCCTCAGGGGAAAGCTCTATCTGCTGACCGTTGCTTTGCGGATAGCGCCGCGCGAGATACTCCGTGGCCCTGTCACTGCCGTCGGGTTCGGGCGGCACGCGTTGTTCGACATGCCACCAGAACTTGCGCTCCGCGGCCACCAGTGCCTCAATGAACGCCTCGTCTCGCTCCACCAGCTTGTAGCGAAACGCGTTGCCGCCAATGAGCACCGCGATCCACCATCGCTGATAGCCCGTGACCGCCATGTAGTGCTGGCACTGCACGTAGTAGTCGTCTGGGATGTTGTCACCGTCCCACTCTCCTGCCTTCCAAGCGGCAGCCGTCTTGATCTCGACGCCCTCACGTCGACCGACGACCAGCCGATCGACATTGGCGAGCATCCACGGGTGCTCCGGATGCTGCAGGATGGCGTTCCGTCTCCGCAACTTCAGGCCCGTCTGCCGTTCAAACTCCGCCGCGATGACAGGCTCCAGTACAGTGCCCCAGTAGGCAGGTTCGCCTGGCTCCTCTGGCTCCGCCTCGCCGATTTTCTCGAGCCACACCGTGAAGGCGGAACCGTAGCGACTCAAACCGAGGATCTTGGGGGCATCGCTGCCCCCGATGCCCCTTCTCCGCCAAGCGAGCCACTGTTCGCGCGCCATATCGCGCGTGTTGGCCAGGACCATCGCCATGACTCAATCCTCCCAGTCCGTGCTGACAACGTCGGACAACTCAAGCTGCATGGATCGCACATACCCGCAGCGCTCCATGTAGTCGAGGAGGCATTCCGAGCTGCAGAAGTAATCACCGTCGTATTCGTACACCTCGTCGCCCTCGCACAGGTCCACGCCACACCGGCCGCATTCAGTTACGACGATCGCAGCGGGCGGCTCCTGGAGCTTCCACGCGTCATACCCTGGCAACTGCATGGAAGTCATCCCCTTCCGACGCGTGCTGCGTTCTGGTATCATGGTGGTGGGACTTTTGATAAGCCCCTTTCCCTAGCAACTCTTTCAGGACGCAGATCTCGTGATAGAGACCCAGGTGTTCGTCGCGCATGCTCTCGAAAGCCTGCGCGATGCCCGCCTTGTACCCTGCCAGGAACGGGTCGCTCTCACGGTCTGCGTTTTTTCTGTGCTCCGCGGCGAGCTCCGTGGTGTCCTTCAGAAAGCGCCAATAGACCGTGTCGATTACCTCAAGCTTCATGATCACCCGATTGATGTCCATCATGTGTCCCTCCCTGTGTCCCTGTTGGTCAATCTTCGCCCGCGCGGTCACGCGTAGGCGTGATAGTCTGTGTTCAGGATGAGTTGGATTTGCCTGCGGAGGGCTCTCAAATGTCGGATGAGCCAGTCGATCATGTCGAGACCCCCGCAGGACTCCACCCATCTCTGCAGCATGTCAGCGTCAATGGCCTGCCCAGCCTCGACACGGCTCACCATCTTCCTCTCCGTGTTCATGGCCTCAGCCAGCTCGAACTGGCTCAGGCCGGCCGCCTCTCTCAGAACCCGCAGAATAATGTGTCCTCGCACCTTGCGCTTCACGTGGTATCCCTCCCCGCATAGGCTCCGCAGCAGGTTGCGCCTGTGTCGCGCCAGCCCCGACGCGACGGCGGAGCAAGATGTATTCCGCTACACTGCCCTATCCCTTGTATGTCTTGTTTGTCTGATGTGGCATGTCATCCACTTATCCACCGGATTATCCACATGGTTGTCCGTCGTTAGCGAGACCTTCACGCTCGAGCCATTGGAACAGCGCGTCGCGCGGGATTCGAATCATGCGGCCGTCGCGTACAGCCGGAAACCCTGGTCGTCGCGTCAAGTCGTACATCTTGTACACGCTGACGCGCGTGGCTTCAGCCGCTTCGCGTACCGTCAGTATCGGCGGCAGGTCGTCCCGCACGGCTGGCCGGTGCATTTGCTCGAGCAACGCAGCGACTTCTTCGCGGATAATCCGCCGCAGGTCAGACTCTTCGATCAGCGCGATCGCCATGTCGCTTCACCTCCTCTGGTCTCCTATCAGCGGTTCAACTGTTCATGCACTGGCACGATGAATGCCTCAGCCGTCTTAGAAGCAATCTCGCTGGACCATGCCTTTTGCGCCGCTACAAGCTGCTTCTGTGCTAATTGCAGGTTTCCGCAAAAGCTCCATACCCCACACCCTTGCTCTGAACGAACGATAACGGCGTGCGTATAGTGTCGGTCGGGTCTGGTTGTCGTGCGCTTGAATTCACGCTCCTCAACTAGGGCGACGAATGTCCGTTTGTGCACTTTCTCAGCCTGACTCACGTTTGGTCACCTCCTTTACGCCGTTTCGTTTGACGGTGTAGAATGATGAAGTAAAACGTCATCAATGCTCAGTTCCAACATCTCGGCCAATTGAATCAATCGTTGGGGTCGTAGAACACTCTCGCCGTGCTCATATCTCTGGTATGCGCGAAGGGATATTCCCAAGCGCTCTGCAACGTCGCGCTGAGTGAGTTTGTGCGCCTCGCGGGCGTGACGGACGTTTTGTCTCACCGGCTTCACATCACCACCACCTTAGCTTCATGTGAACTTTAAGCTCACATGTTGGTTTTAGAATACATGAGCTTTAAGTTCATGTCAAGCGGTACGAAGGAGAATTTGCATTGGCTTCCTTCGCCGAACGCTTGTCCGAACTTATCGCTGCACGCGGCGTGCAGAAGAAGGAGTTAGCTGAGTATCTTGGCATTTCGTATCGAAACCTTCGCCATTACGAGACTGGAGAACGAAAACCCGACTTCGATGGACTCCTCAAACTTGCCGATTTCTTCGATGTGTCTATCGACTACCTCGTCGGTCGGAGTGACGACCCGGAAAGGAAGTGAACTAGGATGTCGGATTCTACGATCAAATCACCACAGTCGCTCGAAAGAATCATCGACGTGAAGGGATTGTATCTATCTATCGTCGCCAATTCTGTCGATTTCCTTTCGAGCGGCGAAATTGAGCAATTTCAATTTGGCCGCGATACAAAGCTGATCATCTTGACTCATTCAGCTGCCATTGTAGGAAGACCGTTTCACTTCCCGACCGAAGACGAGTATCAGTCGGCCGATAAAGTCTCACTTGCTCTGAAAACGTTCTTCTCGTCCATAGACAATGTTTTGAATCAGTACGTATTGGACCGAGAAGAATCCATCGACCCATCAAGCATCCAGGCGACAAATGTGTCGCATGTTATTCATCTGGAAGATGTTGAGGTTAAGCCGTTTGCTAACCCTCAGACAACCATGAGATTCCCACATCTTGCCGTGTTCGCTGGCGAAATAGTTGGTATAACCTTTGGCGAATATCCTGAAGGTTAACGAATGACCAGCTGGCGTTGATGACAGGCGGAGCGACAATGACCCTGGCAGGTACTAGTTCAACGCGTCCGCCATTCGTCAACTCCTCACGCACTATCTCGCGCACGCGCTGTTCGTCCATGCTCTCCCCCCTTACGCATGGCTCCTCGTCGATCACGACAGTTCGAATCGGACGCGTTTCGTACACGAACTGCATCACGTGATTGTCCACTCGATCACCTCGACGTTTGACCGGGTTGAAGCGCTAAGCAGAGTGGTCATTCAGTAACGATTCGTCACCGTCAGCTTCGAAAAATCGGGTCCAGTCAAACCCAAGTACATTTGCAATCCGCTTAGCGACTTTGACACTAGGTCGCCTGTTACCATTCGCGATCATCGTGTAGTAATGTCGACTGATTCCGGCTCGAGCCGCTACTTGCTCGTGGGTCATGTTCTTGTCCTTCCGAATGCGCTCGAGCCACTCATTCGTCATGGTATCCACCTCCTGTAACGGATCGTTACCCAAATGATAAGTAACGATTCGTTACTAGTCAAGATCGAAGTTACACTTTGTTACTAGTTGTTTATTGTCACACGATGTTACGGTATCTAATGTCTAAGGAGGTGAGCGCTGGCCAATGCTTGGAGAACGGCTCCGTCGTCTGAGAGAACAAAAGAAGATGACCCAAAACGATGTCGCAAAGTACCTCGGCATCACTCGTCCGGCGTACACCCAATACGAAAACGACGTGCGGAAGCCGGATCCTGATACATTGGCCAAGTTAGCTGAGCTTTTCTCTGTGTCAATTGACTATCTCGTAACAGGAAGGGAACTAGACGAACGAACTGACGGCAGCACCCGTACGTCGCCTGTATCTCCCGAACAAGCCGAATTCCTTAAATGGGTCGAAGAGAACCTCGAAGGTGCCTTCTTCTACGAATTTCACGGCACGCCCGACGAGATGAAGGAAGAAGCGATGGAGACGTTGCGATTATGGTGGGAAATGGAGAAGCGGAGGTTGGAGCGGCGCAAAAAGATGCAGGACAAGCAGGGGTGAGATTGCTTGGAGTTAAATCTTCTTGAGATTTTGCGTTCCTTCTTTCCTCAAGTTGATGAACAAAAGCTGAGGGAAGCTACAGAAGAGGCGCTGTCAACATACTATTCGAAAGCAAAACCATACGTAGATGTAGCCAACCTGCGTTCTTGGTATGAATGCTTGCCTTCGCATGCTCGCAAGATCGTCGAACCGATGGCAGAAGAAAAAGTCATCGAGTTGCATCGCACCCCACACAGCTTCCTGGAACGATGTGCCTTAGCCATATTGAATGAGTTGTCCGATACCAAGCTTGCACGCGAGATCGTGGAGTTCGCTTTATCGCTTGATGGTCTTTCCTACACAGACGAATACTTTTTGCACATAACGCTATGGCGGATTCTCGAACGTGAGTTTCCAGAGTACACCCGAGATAAGGCCGAAGCGTTCGTGAAGACGTTCAGGCGCGTTGTAGACCATATCCCGAAATTTAAAGAAGAATATGATCCGAGCCAATTGCGTGGACGGCACCTTCCAGCGGAGCTTTTCATTGAGGCTTTAGAATATCTCGGACGCACTGAAGAAGCAGAGAAGTATCGGGTTTTCAAAGAACAGCATGGATTTATTCCGCAACTGAGTGAACAAGATTTGTACTACATCGAGCGCCAACGTAGGCTAAATGAGGTGGTCTTAGACTACGTACGCAATCATCCTGGATGTATGCAAAGCGAGATTTATGATAAATTCCCGGATTACAGACAGTGGGAGATACGTGATGCGTTGAAGTATCACGAAAATATCAAGCGAGTGAAACAGGGAAGAACCTATAAACTTTACGCTTCGAATTGATTTATCGCAATAATATTGATTCCGAGGGGCGTGGTATACAATGTTTGGTCCAAACCATTACGTGCCGATCTTGAAATCCAAGCGGGCTGAATTCAAAGCTCTTTCGATGCTCAAGCCGAAAGCGCAATTGCTGTATACCCCACTATTTGAATTCGTGGGTCAAGTTGAAGACGAAGACAAGATGCGGCGATCTATTGAACAATTCGCGGAGCGACTGCTCAATTTCGTAGGTACCGAACACAAATTCTTCGTTGATCTGAAACGAGTAAATTTGTCCATCTCAGTTGGAGGACATTCACTTACTCAGTATCTGTTCGAAGAACTGCGAAGAAACCAACTAAAAGCAATACCGGTTACGGGTCTAAGCCGGGATCTGAATTACCAAAGCGACATCCGCCGTGTTCATTCCACAGATAAACTTGGAATTTGTCTTAGACTTACGCCAGCCGACTTTACAAACACATGTGCCATCGAGAGTTTGATTTATTTGCTCGATTGTAGTGCATCCGAGGTCGACTTGATCATCGACTTAGGACACATAGATGAAAACATGTTGCCTCTTTTGAAAATGAGCGTGATAGACTTGCTGTCCCGATTACCCTCACTTCTAGAATATCGAACTTTCACGCTTGCCGGATCCTCATTTCCATCTTCTATGGGAAATGTAAGCACCTATTCCGTTACATACATACCTAGAGTCGAATGGGAATTGTGGAAACATTTATATCTATCACGCTCGTCTTTACCTCGCATTCCCTCGTTCTCGGATTATGGTGTGGATAACCCAAATCCGCTCGAAGACTTTGATCCAAGAACTATGAAAATATCGGCGAACATCCGATACACGTGTGAAGAGAACTGGATAATCTTCAAAGGCGGAGATTTGCGAAAAGGGAAAGGACACGACCAGTATTTCGATTTGGCTTGTGACGTCACACACCATACGTGTTATGCAGGTCCTGACTTCAGTTGGGGAGACGCAAGGATTCTCTCATATGCAAAGAAAGAACCGGATAAAGGCGGAACGCCTGGTACGTGGAGAGAAATTGCATACAATCATCACATTGAATATGTCATTCACCAGATCTCCAACCTTTCCTGGCCTTGATCCGCTCCAATACAAGATTGGCCAACTCAGGAACAGGGAGTGAGTTGGCCAATCTTGACCAAATTTCCGATCGAGGTTTAGTCCTCACCCCTCGATCAAGTCCTAAGCGCTCTAACACTTGGAGTGCCTCTTCACGCCAAAGTAGCTGCACTATGGCATACGGATCAAGGCTCGGATTCTCACGAGGAGGCCGTTCTTCATAAAAATCGATTCGAGTGTCACATTCCGCAGGAACGCAAATCCCCCACCAGTCAGGGACGATGTTGCGCACCTGTTTGACATGCTCCTCTGCAGCAACAATGACTACCCGGTTAAGCACCTTGGAATACGTCTCTTGCTGAACAGGAAGGCGTTCCAGCGTATCCCGAGGGCTCTTGATTTCATATCCGGTTAATATGCCATTAACAACTGCGACATCAACACGAGACGAACCTTGACAAAGACCGAGCTCATCTATGATAAGCGTATCAGGCTCATGTGCATGCTGCTCTCGAAGTTCGCGATGCAGAGCCTCACGAATGTCCTTGTCACGCATGCACACGCCCCTCCTAAGCTACAGAAGCCCTCATGACTAATTTAGTCTCACCTGATTACCTGGTCAAGAAATCGCGATTGTTTCCCTCTTCCATTTCTCCTGGAGATGCATTACAATACGAACACATGTTCCTTTGGCGCTGTGGGAGGGAAACATGTACAGGCACCTAGACTCCGCAATCGAACGGTACTATCGCCAGCACAACATTTGCTTTCCCCATGACATCGACCTCGAAGCACTTGCGGAAGAAAACGGCATCCCAGTGCGTTATCTCCCGCGCTCATCCAAAGCCTACGAGCTCAAAGGCGGGCGGCATCTGATCATCGTCGACAGCCGTGTGGATTATCGGCAGCAACGCGTCGAGCTCGCCCACGAACTCGGCCATGTACTGCTCCACACCGGCACGCAATGGCACCTACCAGCTCTATTCCGAGTCAAAGAAGAACGACAAGCCGAGCACTTCGCGATGTGCGCCCTGGCGCCCACCTTCATGCTCTTGCCGATGATCGAAGAAGGCGCGGACCGTCGCGTGCTCGCAGCAAGGCTTGCCGATGAGTTTCGCGTACCGGAAGCGTTCATGGACCGACGTCTGGACCTCTTGCGCGCGCAACTAGAGTACGCGCCTTCGCGAGCGCGTCTGCAAATCGCCGAGTCGTGCGCCCGATACGGATTTGCCGTGTGGATCACCATCGCTCTGTCGACCTTGGGCGGTTTGGCCGCATGCTGATGGAGGTGCCAATCGATGCGTGGACATGTGCGTAAGCGCGGAAACAAGTGGTCGGTCGTGGTCTACCTGGGCTACGACGAAAACGGAAGGAAGCGCTACAAGTGGCATGGGGGATTCGCCACAAAACGCGAAGCTGAGCGTTTCCTTGCCTCACTCGTCGAGAAGATTCACGACGGCACGTACGTGGAACCCACCAAGGAAACTGTGGGGTCCTATTTCAGTCGATGGCTGGAGGACAAGCAATCTGAACTTCGCTACAACACGCTCAAGAAATACCGATGGCTCACCAGCCATTATGTAGTTCCCAACCTAGGCAAGGTCCCATTAGCGGATCTGCAACCGCGACACCTCCAGTCGCTGTACACGTCCTTGCGCACGGGACGCAACGGAAAACGCTTGTCCGACCGCTCCATCCTGCATCTTCACGTGATGATCCACGGTGCCCTTGAGCGCGCGGTCCGATGGGGCTTAGTATCCCGAAACGTGGCGGAGCTTGTGGATCCGCCTCGAGTACGCGAGAAGGAGATGCAGGTCTGGTCCGTCGATGAGGTGCAACGTTTCCTGGAGGCGGCGCGCGAGTATCGGTATTACATGGTGTTCCTGTTAGCGATCACGACGGGCATGCGAAAGGCGGAGATCTGCGGCTTAAAATGGGAAGACATCGACTTGGATACCGGCCATATCACGGTGCGCCGATCCCTCGTCTATGTGCAGGGCGAGCCGCGGTTCGAAGAGCTGAAGACAGCCAAGAGCCGGCGAGTCGTGTCGATTCCGCCAGAAGTCGTCGCGGAGCTGCGGCGCCACCGCGCGCAACAGGCCCAAGAGAAACTATTGATGGGAGCAGCGTATCAAGACCACGGCCTGGTCAACTGTCGCGCAGACGGCAGGCCCATCTACTACCGCACGCTCGATAACCAGTGGCTCAAGGCACAAGAGCAGGCGGGCGTGCGCCGCATCCGATTCCATGACTTGCGTCACACACACGCGTCCCTGTTGTTCGAGCAAGGCGTGCCCCTCAAACTCATCTCGGAGCGCCTAGGGCATGCACGCAGCAGTATCACACTGGACATCTATACGCACGTCCGGCAGGAACAGCATGACGATGTCGCTCGGACATTCGGCACATTGCTATTCGGGAGCGAACGTGGCGCCAAATAACTTCGGGCCACGAAGATTAGCAGTAGATTTGCAAATGCTGAGGTTTGCAAATGAAAGACGCGGCCGCGAAGACCTCGCGAGCCGCGTCACAACAAGCTTTTTCAACTGGAGGCGCCGGCCGGATTCGAACCGGCGGTGAAGGTTTTGCAGACCTCTGCCTTACCACTTGGCTACGGCGCCTTGAGGCCGCGCAACCCGGACA